TAATGGATAATGATTTTCTGCATAGGTAAGTTCTACTTTTTCTTTTTCACAAACATTACACCAACCCATATGCCACCGGATTGCAAGCAGCATATCATCTGTAAACCGGAAAAATCTTTGTGCAAGTGTCATAGAAGAAACTCCATGACCATAGCAGGTAAGTGGATTATCCTTAACTTTGTATGCTGGTTCTTTTACCCAGTTACCACTGGAATCCTTTACATTCTTTTCATAGGATTCATATAATCCGATCTTACACCAGTCATGAACCAATGCAATCAGGATGGCTTCATGTGGTTTTACCGTTCTTTTGAAAGTTTTAACTCGTAAAAGTTCCACAACCTTGTCCGCAACTAACAAAGAATGGTATAAAAGACCATTCGGAAAACTATCATGATACTTTGTACTTGCTGGACAAACAAAGAAATCTGTAGAATCTAACCAGTTTAAACAATATTCCAACTCACCGATTGCAGATTCTATAGAATGTTCCATCCTCAAATAACAAGTGATCAGTTTCTGAATATATAAATCCTTCCATTCTGACTGCGGAGTTTCATCAACCGTTTTAAGTAACAATTCATTGGAACCATTTCCAGGTAAATTTGCTAAGTATTCTTTTACATCAATCATTTTGATTCACCACTTTCTTTTGAGTAAGTTTCTATTATCGAAGCCAATTTTCCGTATAATGCATACACCGCTTGATCATAATTTTTAAATGTTTTCTTATTTACAATAAACTCTGAATCGATCGGAATTAGCTTTTCTACCTTTGTTGAATATTTTTTAGCAACTTCTTCATCATTCTTTTTCCGATATTTTACACCTGTTGTGGTTTCATCATGTGTTGATAGTCTGAAACTTATCAATATATTTCCCACAGGTAATTTATTTTCATCAAGTACACGAACATAAAAATATTTAGAAAGAAGAGTACTTTGATCAGATTCCGATGGCTTACCATTACGGATTTCAAGTAATTTTAATGTATCCATACTATTTATGATGTTTTCAGTAGAAGACATAAATGCATTCCAGTCAGAAAGTACCTGCGTATCATTTAAAATTCCTTTACCAATAAGATCCGCTGCGGCTATATATTCAGTTTTAACAGTTACTGAAATTTCAACATCAATAGTTTCCAACAATGGAAATTTAACCAGTTTCTTCATTTTGATTCACCACCAATCATTTTCTTTAAAAAATCTGGTTCAGTACCACTTGACCTCTGAATGTCTTCACGTACAAGCCATTTCAAATATCCTTGTTTATTCGGCATAGACTGTATCCTTGCAATAATGTCTGAATCAGTAGCATTATTCAGTTTCATAGTAAACTGAGTTGTAAACATCTGATCATATTCAGATTGTGTAAGTTTTCTACCCACTACCGCATCCACCTTTCATATGACTGCTGCTTAGATTTTGCATATGATGCTGCTTGAGATTCGATTGCAAATGAAGTCAGATATTCCCAGCCGACATTTGCATTCCAAGCATAAACTGCAAAACCTCCTACTAACTTGGTACCGTCAAACATTTCATCTGAATAGCAAAAGTTTCCAAAGTCTTTGATAATTTTCATACCTCATCTCAAATGCAACCACCGCAGCAACCACATTCTACATTCTTATTCATTACTGTCATGAATTGTTCTGCATATGGTTCATATTCTTCTGGTAAGCATCCATTGTACTCCCACTCACCTTCTTCAACCTCAAAATTATAATTTCCACGATTATAAACGCCACCACCGGATCTCCAGAACTTAGCATAATTGTTATCTTTGAAACAGGCATTAACAACATCATAAGATCCTGGTTCATGTCCGAAACTAACTTCTTTTCCATCAATACGGAGTGTTAATACACCACTACAAAGATTTGGCCATTTTCCTGTGTATGAAATAAATTCAATCATATTATCTTCTCCTTAGATTATATAACGATATAAGATTTACACTTGAACTTCATAAGTGATAACCTCTTTTCCATCCTATAGTAATTTATTCAAAATCATGTAACTATGTACAAGACTTTTAATATAAATTCTTTTATGAAGGATCAAATTTTAAACCGCTAAGTTCCTTGTTATAGGATTTTGATTCTTGTAGGCACTAGGACGGTGCCGCTACTGTATAGAGTTTCTAAACTCACAACGCTACTTTTTCTCAGTATGTTTAATGCACCATTTACATCTGCATTTATCAGAAGTCCATTTTTTGTTTGGTATAGTCCACGGTATATCCTTTTACCCGTGAACTCTCCTTGCTTTGGATTCAATGGATTCCATTTCGGAATTTCATCACGATCTAAGAAACTCGCCTTAGATGTATATGATTCTTCCTGCTCTACATAGTTTATTCCATATTTTGTGCAAAGATATTGCAATCTCGATTTCAATTTTCCGTATGGTAACATGGCAAATTTTTGATTATTTACTTTACCGAGATTCACTTGATCTTGGAATCCGTCATTGTAACCTACAACAAGATTACCGATACGGTGTTCAATACAGTAATTAACTATGTACTTTGCAGACTTATAAATCAAATCATCAATTCTACGTTCTCGTTTTCTTGCCAAGAAATATTGTCTTTTTGTACAACCTTTGATTCCTTGCAAATCTTTTATGCTCGACAGTCTGGCATTTTCTTTGTTATACCATTGATTGATAGACTTTATTCTTTTTCCGTCAATAATAAAAGATTCTCCGGTGGAAGTCGCACAGGTACAAAAATTATTTACTCCAAGATCAATACTCAATGCAGAATTGTAATCAATATGAGATTCTGTAACATCATCTTCTTCAAATACAAATCTCGCTTCAAAATATTTTCCATGATACTTTGGTACGATTGATATTGTATGTATTTTCTTATTGCATACATATTCTGGAACATCAATATAAAATTTCATACCATCATATTTTTCTCTGAGATATTTGGACATTGGTATTTTGAATTTACCACTTGAATAATTTGATTTTCCAGCATGAATAAACGTAACCGGATAGAATCCATCCTTATCCAAATAATGTGGTAATTTGACTTTCCAATTTTCATAGGTGCCATTTTTCACATTTTTCAAAAGAGCGAAAAATGATTTAAAGGATTGGTCGGCACATCTCATTGTAGCCTGAGAAACATTCGATCCGAGATTGATATAATTTTCAGAAAACTTCATTATACTGAAATTTGCTTCATATCTTAGATATGTACCTTCTTGGAAATACTGTTGCCGAATGTTATATACAGATTCATTATATACATTCTTACTAAGATGGCACATTTCTCTAAGATATTCATATTGCTTAGATGTAAGATGTTTCAAACTACATTTCCACGTTGACAATTTCATATGACTCACCTCCTTCCAAATATAATATATCATATTTGTAAATGAAAATCAAGTATTTCATTTACAATTATTCTTGTAATAAAATATATTAAAGAACTTATATCGGTTTAAATTATAATGAACAAAATTTAGGTATTATAGCGACCATCTACAACATTTTGATACATCCATTCTCTTCTTTCATGATCTTTATAGAATGTTGCGATGTAATCTTCATGTTCATCATAGTCATAATCATCTACTACGTAAATTTCTCTCGGAAGCACATTCATAGATAAAATCGGATACTTACCGTAATATCCGAGATGATAATGCTTTCTACAAGAATCTCCATTGACATCATACTCATAAGAAGCGAAGATACCATAATCACCAGAATGGATTTTTCTATCCATATACTTCTTGCATATATCAACCTGCTTTTCAGAAAGGATACAGGAATTATGGTACTTAGGAGTATTCATCTTATTCTCTAAACTTGGAAGGAATGTTTCTTCAAACCATGTATTTTTATTCATATTTATTGTCTCTCTTAATTTGCTATTGATTAACTGTTGATTTGATTATATACGGAATTTTGATATATGTCAAGACATTTTTGCAAATTTCTTAAATAATTGAATAAAAAAATCTTGGCTAAGATCCTCTCCTAGCCAAGATTTGAGATCAATCATCATAGAATGTTCTTTCTGCATTCGCAACGAAATCACTGATAATAGCATCAATATAGGATTCATCCCCACGATTTACGCAATCCTTAAATACTTTAAGTGCTTCTGCCTTAGTTACACCATATGCATCCATATAGGCATCTACAAATCTTTGCTTCTTTCCAAGGTCAATGGCACTTAAAACTTTTCTATCACGTCCAATTTTACGAGAAGGGCTATGGGAACTCATAACACTGTCACAAGAATCTACAGGTTCAAGAATAGGTTCCTTTGGTGCGTACATACCATATTTCTTTATGTTGGAGTGTTGAGGAATTACTTTAAAGATTGGGGTTGTTTCTTTAGTCTCAAGGTCACGGAATAAAATAAGTTTATTCTTTGAATCATAGATCAAACTGTTCCTTTCCATGTATCTCTCAGCATTGGACATATGTCCGAAACTTCTAATACGAGCAGATGCAGAATCATCGTATGTTTCCTTCACGTACTTAGCAATTAACTTGGTATCATAGGAAGAAGAATCAACACTTGCCTTTACAGGTCTTTTCTTTCCAATCTTTCTTGAAGCACTGAAATAAGAATCATCTGCGAAATCATCATGTTCGGAAGAAGTTATTTTAACATTAACAGTAAATGTTTTGTAACTTTCAGAATAGTTAGCGTCACCAACAATATCATATTCATCCATATATTTTGGAAGACCGTTGAAAATTCCATCTACTACAAAATAGTAATCACTTCCATTGAACATATCACCGAAGAACTCTTCAAGTCCATGCTCAATATATTCATCCGCACCAAAATAGGTATCATACGATAAAACTCCTATGGTAGCAAGTGCTGCATTAGAACCAATCATTTTATAATCAGCAACTTTGCAATATGCCTTACCAATTCTGTCATAAATTTCAAATTCATCAGGAATCTCCGCTTCAAACCGTTCATCCATTCTTCCATCGTAAGCAGGTGTTGCAGACATAATAGTTTTTCTTCCGGTTTTCTTAGAAGACATAATATCAACTTCATCAAGAACAGAATCCATGGTATCTGGTGTCAACCAATCTCTTGAATTGATATAACGTTTGATGCCAGGATTATAGTCGTTATAATCAATGTAATCACACAATGCTTTCTTTACATCTTCTTCGGTTCCACTATCAAGTGCTCGTGCGATATCTTCTCCATTTTTACCATACTGAACAATATTGTTATAAAATTTCTTAGGGTCATATAGAATAGAAACAATTTCTCCATTCGGATACTGTATAGAATCATAACCTTCACGAATATCTTTCTCATAATCACGTCTGTCTAAAATTAAATCAACAATCATTTTTCTAAATCCTCCGTTTTTTTCACACCAATCCTATAAGGTGTGTAGAAAACTTGAATCAAAATTCATCATACCACTCAATATCAGTATCGTAAAAATCATCTCTTATATAAATTGGTTCTATTCCATCAAACCGTGCCTCTGACTTATAAACAGGAACATAGAAGTTTCCATTATGATATAACAGGTCGGTGTCTTTCGGAATCTTACAAGATCTATTCTTTGCAAGATAGTTGTTTAACTGTTCAATCAGGTCTTGAGCCATATCTTCAATTTCTGATTTTACAATAGTTTGAGCAGTATCATTGACATTTCTCTTAAACCAAGCCTGAAATTCAATATTTCCGGTTCTATCATTTAAGTAAAACTCAAATCCATATGTATCAGAATCATTTTCATGGGCTTTATCAAACTCGTATAACACCTGCTGAAAATCTTCTACCCATTCATCAGTATCATCTTCTCGTTCCATATATCTATATACGGTGTCGGCAATGTTTGTTTCTAACATGGTTTCGCAAATATAATGGTTATTCATAGGAATTTACCTCAAAAGAATTTATCTTTTCATATTAAATCAAGTTCTTCTTCTACAAATCTTCTTAGACTTTCAGCATATTCGTTTAAGCAATAATTCTCTAACTTATCACGCAGGAACTTCTCTTCAGACTTTGTAAGTTCCCAATGGAAATCTTCTACACCATCATCACTGTCAATCTCATACATTGCACTCAATCTGTCAGTGTTGTAGTTATAGAATGTATAGAAGTTAATCCAAGTGTCATCATCAGACTGTGTGTTTGTTCCGAAGTACTTATCCACATCAAACCACATTTCCCATGAGGTTGTTACATCTGTTTCAGATTCTACAAACATATCAATGGGTCTTATATCCTGTTCTTCTAACCGGATTTGTCTTGCGTATGTGGATGCCATGATTTTTGAATACCTTTTCATAATCGTTACTCCTTAAAAATAATATTATAATTTTCTTCACTATAATCCAATAACTTCTTCCGGTTATTCGGAACAGTGATAATCTCGGTATAATCAAAATTCCACTTAGAAATCTTAGTAATGTTGATAGATTTCTTTCCACTATCATTTAAGGTTTTGATGGACTGAATCGGAATCCAAAATGCTCGTTTGTAACTAGCAAATAAAACGACTACTACCCCGTGAACATGGTCGATCTTATCCTTGTCTACTAACCCATTATATTGAGTTTCTGTAAGCATATCAAAATCAAATCTTTCGTCCCACGTGCTTTTTGATTCTATATAGTACATCTCCGGTGACTTAAACAGAATGAAATCACAAATATTCTTGCTGCCATATTGACCGGACATTTGGTCAGGAATCCGGTCAAAGCAAAATCCCTGATCCGGTTTATCCAACCATTCTTTAATTTTACGTTCGGCTTCTTTTCCTATTTCACTGTTCATAAGTCCATCCAACTGTAAGCATCAAATACCTGAATGCAGATTTCTTTCAACTCATCTTGATGATATGATTCACTTTCCATATACTTGTCAATGTCAGTCCAACATTCTACTAGATGCTCAGACCCATGATTATCGGTTATGCAGGCATAAGTAATTAAACCATCTTCATGTTCAACATATTCACAAGTCCATACATAATCTATCAAAGTATTATCTCCAACAGATTGCAGATCAAGATTCCACTGTTCTAGTGCGGATTCAATGTCATTTGTAAATTTATCAAACATTCTATATTTCAATATTCGATCATGTCTTGGTGTTCATCAATATAGTCGTTCAGCATTTCCAAATAACCTGGGTTAGCATCAAAGAAATTATAGAAATCCTGAATCTCAGGGTCATAATCCAAAGGATCATTTGTTTTAACTCCTGCTGATCTTGCTACAAGAAGTCGGAGTTCATCAGCATCCATATTTAAAATCGCACCAAGGTCTTCAAACTGATCTTCTTCAAACCAGTAACCCATATCAGGAAATAATACGTCTAATGGATGTTTTCCAGTAATATTGGTCTTAGCACTTTTGATATAACGTTTCATATGTGATTCCTCATAAAATTATTTGTAGACTAAAATAATATATTATTATTAATTTTTACGATAGTCTGCTACACGTTCACGATACACCTTAAACAAAAACTCATATATGTCAAAACCATTTTGGGTAAACGTATCACGGAATGATTCAAACTTATCAGGTGTAATTTCATATTCCGGATGGTCACTGTCATACAGTGCCAAATCATCCACTTCATCATATAAACTTTCACAAAAATCTAAATAATCATTATATGTAATCATATAATTACCTCATTTCTATTTCTATGGGGAGAGTTATATCAAATGAGAATTTCCTCTCCCCAAAAACTGACCTGCCCTATTCAACATTGTTAAGAGGTCTGACAGGTTCTTTAACTGATATTATCTTCTTCCTCTGCGAACAGAACGGCTTGCTTTTACTGAATGTCTCCGGGAAGGATGAAGTCTGCTAGAAGACATCACTCTTTTACTTCTGTGAAGTCTACGAGATTCATTGATTTTCGAAATGGTATCAAGGTCATACTCATTTCCCCAATGTCTAGGGTCATAGGTAGTCCGGTCAAGTCTATCTTCCGACTCATACCACATATCTTCCATATCTTCATTCTGACCGAGATCGGAATTTGTTTCATCAATGATAATAGTGTCCGGTGTAATGTTGACATCAGCCCATCTTTCAAGGTCTTCAATTTTTGCAGGATATGACGGCATATATGACCAATAGTTTCCACCATCGGTATCTTCTATGTGAATGTCATAGTATCCACCGAAATAAAAAGATTCAATATCATTTAACGTATCATTATCAATGAATTCTTTGTTGTAGATAACATTTGCATAGTCACCCTGAGAATATCCACGAATTTCGGAAAACCAATATTTGCTTCCATAAATTGCATTCAAAACGTTTACAATTGTCTGTGCATCGTCATCTTCAAATTCCCCATAATTGATAACATCTTGTGCAAATTTTTTAGCGTTTTCGATTGATAATCCGGTATCACGAGCGTAATCCTCGATGTCATATACCCAACCATTGTCAACAATGGTATTCTCCATTGAACCTTGCCAATCGTCTTCTGAATAAGAATAACTTTCAATGTCATTGATAATCTTAATGGTGGCTATTGCATTCAGATACCAGTCATTTACTTTTCCGATAGTTGCCTGAGCACCATATCTTCCACCGTCATCAAGAATCACAATATTTTCTCCGACAATACTATCCTCAAAGTACCAATCCGCACCGTCTGAGCCTTCTCCATACATAATCGTAATCTTCTGCATAATATAAATCCTCCGTTTTTTTGCATTTTGTAGGAAATGCAATTTCCACTATAAATATTTAAGGTTTGCATTATTCAACCAATTCCGGTTCATCTACAATCTTACTATTAACAGCGTGAATCTTGAAAAGTTCATCACTACAGGTAAGACCAAGATATTCCATATGGTTTCTACCTACCTTAGTGTTGTTCAGTGTATCAAACAACACTAAGGTACAGATATTTAATTTTACAATCGATCTAAAACCTTCGAGTCTACTTATTTCTACAAGCATTTTTCTTGAACGCTTGTTGAAAATACTGAATCTTTCGGTTAAAAATCCATACAAATACTCATCCATTTTGAGCCTTTCCGGGTTCAATCCCAAGCAGATCATAAATAAGATTAGGATTGTGATCGAAATCCAATTTATTATCTACAATGAAATTAGAAATTCCCTCTTTTTTATAAAGAATATCATGAACTCTTTCATCTACGGTGTCTTTTGTCATCATAGTAATTATTGTGATAGGCTTTGTTGCCCCGATCCGATGAGCTCGGTCCTCTGACTGAACCTTATCAGCTGGTGTCCATGGTTCATCATAGAAGATCACGGTACTTGCAGCGGTAAATGTGTTTGAGGTTCCGGCAGCACCGACTGTACCAAGTAAAACTTTGTATTCTGGATTATTCTGGAAAACTTTTTTATGTTTTTCTCTAAGTTCAGAACTCATTGTTCCAAGGAAACAACAGGTCTTATATTTCTTGGATACAAAATTATATACAGTCTTTAATGGTTCTACCCAGTTAGAAAATACAATTACCTTTTCCCCACGAACTTCAATTGCATCTTCTAACAGTTCCATAAGTCTCTTTAATTTTGCATTTTTATTTAAATAATCACTATCAATGGATAAGGAAGTATCAATCAGTTCTGGACTTCCATTAACTTGTCTAAGTCCTAAAAATTTTGTCATGGGATTAAAGTTTCGAATCTCACCATCATCATTTACAAGAATCTGGTTTAAAACCTGATCATACAGTTTCTGCTGATAAGTGGTATTTTCAACATATTCTGTATAATGAATCTTAGGTGGAAGATCCAACACTTCATTCTTTAACCTACGAATCATATTATCCTGCAACATTGATTTCAGTGTAGGAATATTCTTATAGGCAACAATCTGGTGATCACCATAACCACCATACACGCAAAATGTCTGGCACCATAAGTAGAAATTCTTATAGTTGTGACCACCTATCAGCTTCAAAGGCATATAAGCATCAGTTGGTTTATTCACAATTGGTGTACCCGTGATCGGAATCCACATAGCATTTGAACCAGTTTTATTTTTAATTTCTGCCAGACATTTACCCTGGTGGCTAGAACTAGACACATTTTTGTGTATTTCATCGCAGGCAACTAATCCAATATCACCACTGTTAATTCTCTTAATAAGTTCTTCTGTAATCGGATAATGCTTTCCAACTTGGTATCGAATTGCTTCGATATTTACAATGATAAAAAATGGAAGAGGTTTACCATTGAACATCTTAAACTTATGAAGATCATCATATTTATCTTTACTAGATCCATCATACCGTAGCTTTCCATTTCTCCGCTGCCTTGTACCTAAAATATATGCGATTTCTTCACCATTTGTATGTGTACTAATGTCATTTAACCAATTATACTTGGAACTGTTTACACAACAAATAATTAGGCAGTGTTTTAATCCATATTTTGCTTTATTGTATAATGCCAAATTGATTGTTTCCAATGTCTTTCCACAGTTATGAACTACAAAACCATTGGCAACAAAGTTATGATATGGATCAAACATCTTTACATCGAATGTTTCTTCTTCTCCGACATAGGAAATATCAACTACTTTTACAGCACAAGGTTTTGTACCGGAAATATTTACAATTACAGAATCACCTACCTTTAAATCCTGTAATTCTACAAACCCGGTAGGTGTCAAAATCTCATGATCGGCGGTAGCCTTTAAAGATTTCCCATAATTAAATTTGATTGAATAAACAGGTTTTACTCCACTGTATAAAACATCACGAATTTCATGCATACCGAATTCACGACCTTTTAAGCAGCGAATAGTATATCCACGGTGATGTGATTTCTTAGTCCAGTTTCTGTACAGTTCCTTCAAAGTTATAGTCTGATAAAGTTCTCTATAACATACATGAACAAGTGCATCTCCAGTGATACAACCCATTTCATCTGCCAGAATGAATCCGTTCATATTACCATTATTTTCACGATTTATGGCATACTTCATAAAATCCAATTGATGTCCATAAGGTTTACTTCCTTCACAGACATAAAACGGAATATCGGAAATATCAATGTCAGGTATAATCCTGGTAGATTCCAATTCTGCATTGACATTGATCTGTTCATCAGAAAAAATGGTCAACTGTTCATAGTCAGTTCCCTCTACGGCTTTAATAAGAAAACCTAACTTATCCTTCGGAATTGTCCAAAGTTTTTTATCCGGTACCCAAGCACGACCTGGAACAGACTTGACAATATTAATCATCTTAGGATCATATTTAAATGAAATTTCATATACATCATTGTTCTGTTTAACAATAACACCCATGTAACCACCTCTAAAATTGTGCGTTTGCACTTTCGATGTTTACTTTGATTATATACGGAATCATGTGAAAAGTCAATACTTTTTTGCAAATTACCTAATCACGGTATAAATAAACGGGCAGTCAATGTCACGACTGCCCGTAGGAAAGGGGAAATAGAGAATAAGAACGAAGTCTTATTTCTTGATGTATGCAGTAGTAAAAGAATTGGAAGATCTGCTGTAGATGGAGATTGTAATCCACTGATCATCCTCTTCAACAACTTCTAGTGTACCGATAAAATTCTTAGCGAATACACCAACGGTGCTCTTGGTGTAATAAATCGAAATACCATTAAAGAAACGGTATTCAGATGCCTTTTCAATAGGTGTCTTCGGTGTTTCTTCAACAACATCATGTTTTGTTTCTGTTGGTGTTTTAGCAGCTTTCTTTTTCTTAGGTTTTTCTTCAACAACCGGAATTTCTTCAACAACCGGAATTTCTTCAACAGGTGTTTCTCCCACATCCGACACACTTTCTGAAACCTCTTCAACAGTAGGTGTTTCTTCTACAGGAACTTCAACTACCTCGGGTTCACTTACATGTTCAAATTCAATCTTAACTTCTTCTACTTTCTTTTTTCTAGCCATGTTTCTTTCTCCAATCGTAAAAGGTTTTTACTTGATCACTTTGTCCCACAGCATATTACAAAGAATTCGAACTCTCCGTTTCTTTTGTGGGATTTCTATGTTCTTATATTCATATATAAGGTAGCCGTTTTCAAATGATTTATATAATGAATCATGTACCGCGGACCTTAATTGTTCATCATATATATCTGAAAGATCATCCTCAATTTGTTTAATCAAGTAATCCGCATATTTGAAATTATTTGATTTACTGATCTTACCTATTTTACTCGGTAGAGTTCCACCAAGTAAATAGGATAATGCCTGAGATCCATTTAGGATGTGATAAGATTTATCTACTTCAAGTCTTGCACTGTTAGAAACTTGCAAAAGTGCCTCAAACTTATTTCCATACAGATCTTCCAAGGCTTTCATTCTAGGATAATCATTTACAAATGACATTATAAACCACCAAAGCATTCTTCCCAAGTAATACTAGGTTCTTCTACTTCAACCAATTCAGTCTGAGCAGGTTCCAGCTTACATAAAAATTCAGATAATGTGGTCTGATACTGAATAAGTGAGTTCCTGGATTCATCATCAAAATTGCAGATATATAAACGAATACAATCCAGAACATTAGACAGATTCGGAACATACTTATCATACAACAATTCATATGCGGTATTATAACAACAATCACCACAATGATTATATTCATAATCAGTTGGCCAAGTAACTCCACCGGTAAATTTTAAATTTGTATCTTCCAAAAATTCAATCATGGAATCAATGGTAGGGTGAATACTATAAAATACTTGAACATCTGGATCTGTGAACATTTTCTGATAAGCATGACCACATAATTTAACTTCATATAAACTGCAAAGCATCTGATCCATCAAATCTTCAAAGTCCGGTTCAAAATCATCAATCTGACATACATCGAAGCATTCATCACATTCATCATCATATGATAATTCATAACAACCATCTTCAATGTCATTTGAACCACTGTCATTTATAAAATCACTTAAATCATTCATGGCAGATGCAGAATCATAATTCGCATATACCTTTGTAAGCATAAGTTCTTTACTTCCATTGATTCTAGATAATCCAAATCTTAGAACTCTGGAAGCGGCCATACTACCATCCATAGATCCACCATAGGAATCCTCATAGTCATCATATTGACTGTCAGTATTTGATTCTTCTTGTTCAGATGATTCTTCTTGTTCTGATGAATTTTCATTTGAAGTATTATCTGAATCTGTTGAATCTCCATTCTGCGTGCTATACTCTTCTCCGAACCATTCAACGACCACTTGTTCTATAACATTATTTACCTCAGTAATTTCAACACCATTCTTAATACGTGGGTTTGACTGACCTTCGGCAACATCACTATCAGTAGAAAATTTCATGTCAAGTTTACCGGAATTCGGAATACATGTAACGGAAATTTCCGGGGAACCATTTAAAGAAGCAACAAACTTACTTGAACCATCTTTGGAATACTGTCTATCGGCGACAGTAAAAACTTTGTCAATAAAATTAAAGAACTTTTTCAACCCACTTAAAATATCAAAACTTTGATTATTCTCTGCCATGAATCTCACACTTTCCTAAAATAAAAAGACCCAGCACATACAGTTATGTGCAACTGATGTACTAGGTCTTAATTTTTTTTAACTTATTATCAAGTAAAATTACCGTGTAGCTCTACGAGCGGTTCTACGAACACTTCTAGATGCGGTAACCGCAGGTCTTGCGGATCTTGCAGGTCTCTCAACAGTAGATGCCTTAACAGATCTACGAGCAATTTTAGAAGCTCTGGCAGTTCTTGTAGCAACAGATGACTTAACCGGTCTACGAGTGGACATTTCATCAGAACGAGTACCCTGTACAGCAGGTCTTTTTGCACAACGAACCTTGCGAGATGCCTTTACAGAACGGCCACGAACCTTACGAGATTCAAGAACTTCCTCAGCACCATCAGCTTCAACAGTAAACTCAGTACCATCTACACTAAATACAACGGTGTCTTCATCAGCAGTAACCTCTACAGGCTTTTCGGTTACTTCTGCGATAAGCTCAGCAACGTCCTGAGCCTCAAAAAGAAGTTCAGATGCATCAGGATCTACATCAACATCAGCTACATCTTCAACATCCTCATCAAACTCTTCATCAGCCATAACCTTGCGGTTGCGTCTGCGAAGTTCAGATGCGGTTACTTTACGAGCATTTCTTCTACCCTTAACTAACATAGTTAAATTCTCCTTATCTTTAAAAATATTTTTAATTCAATAAAACAAACTTGCTTTTTCTGTTTTCAAGTTCTTCTCGAATTGCTTCCAATTCTGCATTCGCTTCAGAAAGTAAGGTTTCTCCATCAAATGTAACATTAGATCCCTCAACTTTGTATTTCGAACGTATTCTTCCTAATGCCTTTTTACAATTCGCTTCACTCATTCGGATCAAGTAATTTATCCAAGTATCATCTTTGATCTCAGAAACATCCTTGTAGTCCGGTACGTATCGAACTGTAACTAATGATGGCATCGGTGCTCTGTGTGTACAGTAAATGCAATTATTGTTTTGATCGAATTTCCACTGGAAATCAGTGCCAAGTGTATTTCTAACCTGAGCAAGTGCCATTTCCGTCATAATCGGATCAATGTTAATTGAAGTGGTATTACCAATGGCACTGTAGGTATTTACGGCAGCAGCAACCTGAAAAATATTTCCACTATCTATGGAACTCATAGTCAAACCCAACCTCGGCTGAGCAGCTTGGACATAGAGAACTTCTTTGGTAACAATACCAACCGCCTCTAAGTCAATCCTTGTACTGTATGGAACTGTTTTTTCAACTGGTGTTTTCATATATCTTTTCAATTCTCTGAAAGCGATATTGACTGCCTTTTCAATTTGAATCCCTTCAATATTTTCTGTAGCGGGAAGCCCAAGCATAAAACTGACTTCATCTACGATTTCTGCCATATCCATATGCTTAAACTCCCCTTTCTACAATATTGATTCAGTGATTACTCTTTTGCAGCTACAGTAATTGCAAATCCCTGAGATTCAAGAGCCTGTCCGAGAACAGTCCAGTAAAGTTGTTCATCTGCACCAGCTACCTCAAAGGTAACACTTGCTGACTTTGAAGAATCAGCTTCATGATCTTCATAAGCCTTAACAGCCTGCTTCAGCCATGCCATAGGATAGGTTCCATCACCATAAGGATTAAGTCCTTCAAATACCGGGAACTTACCATCATCCCAAACATTAGTAGACCAAATTGTTCTTGTAACAACACCCTCAACGGTAGGGTTGTAAGGAGCTGTATCAACATAAGAACCCTTCAGATCAAAAGTAGGTGGGATCTGATAAGCAAGGGGCTTAACATCAGCAGTAACGACAGGTGTGTACGTAATAGTAACATTGAACGTTGCCATTTCTATTCCTCCTAATAGATTTTTAAAATTGATTTTCATAGTACCAATCTTCGGCAGAAACTCTCACCTTCCTACCAAGAATATATAAGGTTTAGTCAATCATCTATGTATTCAATATCATAATCGAATGTAAACACGTCACAACTTATGTCCTGTAAACCTAGTTCATCAGCAAATTTCTGCAATTCCAGATCCATCTTATTTTCGTCAATGTCTTTGATTCCGAATTCTTGGTCATAATCATAGGTTACACGGAAAATAAAATCAGCACCAATATAATTACCTATTGGATTTTGATTTTCGTCATATTCATCACTGGTAATAAAATCAAATCCATCTCCAAGACTAATGAAATCTTCCCAATAAACACCTTTATAAAATTTTATACAGTTCCACACAATATCTTCTATACGTTTATTCATATCATCAATCATTTCATTTGACAGATTTAAAAATCTTTCGTCACGCAAAAAAGATATTTCAAGAGAAACGTCCTGGTAACATCCATAATCCGACATAACTTACACCACCTCAAATCAATATTCGGTATCTAAAGAATAATCATAAGTAGAATCAAAACTCAGATATACCATGACGGTACCTTTATCAACTGAAATTAAATCTACTTCGAGATCCAGTAGATTTTCATCAATGCTATTTCTACCATCATATTTGGACACCAGGAAATCATTACAGTCAAAAACGCATACATTTAAGTTATCATCTAATTTATCTAATAGATCCTGTACGGTCATTATAATACCTCCTGAATGGTAATCTGACTAAATATAAGGTTACAAAGAAATTACCGATCACCGGCAGCAACTAATGATCGGTAACTTCTACTCTAAGAAAGTCTCTCGTTAAAAACACTATTCATCTGACAATCTCATAGTAGCATAGAAACAAGTAGAAGTCAACATAAAGCGGAATCCGTCAGCATACCACCTTCAAAAGCATGCCGACGGATTCCTGGAGTTGTTAAAACAATGAATAATTTGTTCCCAATTAAGAATAGCACACAGTATAAAAATTGTCAACTCCAATACATATTTTTTCGGTGTGAATAACAATCCATAAGAAACTCCTTAAACTCCTCATAATCATTATGAGCATATGCACCATACCGAAAACACTTCTTACCAAAATCAACATCTTTTATCAGATCATATATATGCTTACAGGTCTTGTAATTTATCTTTCCTTCACAGTCGGATTCAAATAAAAAATCAATAACATCTGTGTACTTCTCATCAAGATTAAACTCCGCTATATGATTATTTAACAACTGTATATCCTTATCGTGATTATCTGAATTAAGTTGAATTGCATTTTCGTACAGCATACCAAAATTAACAGAAATACAATAAGCAATATTCTTCCTAAGATTGAAAAATCCTCCATACCCGCAATCAAAAGAATGTACTCCGTTTTTCGATCGAATTGAAACTCCCATGATTATCACTCCCGTAATCATCACCTGTTAATCATAAATTATTTCTGTTACTTGAATTGATCCCTTCTACTTATATAACGGGTGGACAATTACATAATATATAAACTAAGCATTAAATTCTGTCAACAAAAAACCAGGCTGGGTGTCTTACCCAGCCTGACTGTATGTGAATGTGAGAGTTTATTTATAGATTGGTATTTTAGTTAAGTATGGTTAATAATTACAGGATTCCAACAATTCTACCAGATACAACAGTTGAAGGATTTACAACCTTAGCTCCATACATGGTCACGTAGCCTTGACCAACACTAGCATTGGGCAGTCCGATGGCATCGGTACTTGCGAGTGGCATGTACTCACCGTACAGTGCGGAATTACGACGGATGTCACTAGACTTGCAGCACATTACCCAAACGTTAGGATCAAACTTAGGATCGCAGTAAACTTCGAATACATCGAAGGAACCTGCCTTGTACGGACCAACGGTCTCAGCGGTAGGAGCTGCGTTCCAACCATTCATCATAGAGAGATAAGTCTTAACATTGGTACCAACGATAAGTCTGTTACCCTTTGCAAGCTCAGTCTCCTGATAAATGTTCTCAGAAGCCTGTAAAAGTTTCATCTTGAACATATTGAGGTAATCAAAAGGAACAACGGAACCGGAAAGTACAGGGCTTGCATCCCAGTTGTACTGAGGTCTTACAGAAGCGGCATCTAACAGCTTCTGGAAGCAATCACGGTTGATTTCAGCAGTGATCTCGGAGAATGCAGCTTCCTTAGCAATGTCACCGACATTCATTCCCCATTCCTTATTAGCAGCGAATGCGGAATATACAGACCAGTAACAAGCAAGCTGATGTGCTTCAGCAACAAGGTTAAACTCATCAATCTGGAGATTGAGCTTACCCATCTGAGCACCGTAATCATAGCCATAGCCATTATCAAAGTTGTCAGTACGAGGACCAACATTCTCATTATCATACTGATAGGTTGCTACAACCTCTGCACCAGCAGTAAGTCCAGTTATGGCACCGGTTGCATAGTTGATAGTTGCAGTAGACTGACCATCAGCACTCGTAAGAGTTCCATCACCATTATCAATGTAAGTAGTGGTGGTACCGGAAGCGGTTGCCTTTACAACTGCGGAACCAGGAATAACCGGACCGAATGCAAGGTCATTACCAACAACCTTCTCGTTCTTAATAAGGCGACCAGCGAAATTAGGATCAACACCCTGTCTGTTTACAAACGGACTGTTCATAATATCGTTACGAGTGGTTTCACCCTTAGTATTCTCAGCGGTTACCTTGTAATAAGGAACAAACTGAGTACGAGAATTCATTGCGATAGAACCAAAAACATCAAGAACAATCAGCTTCTGTACGAACAGAGGGAGCAGTTCAATGAAATCAGGCTTTGCTGCAATGTTTGTGGTATTTGTAGCTGCGGTAATAGCAGTTCCGCTAGTTCTCATATTTCTCTGAATCTGACGGCAAAATGCCTGCTGTTCAGGATTCAGCTTTGCAAGAGAAGATGCAAATACATTGTTCACGCCCCGACGTGCAACACCAGCGGTAATGCTACGACCAGAAGCAGGTTTCTGAATACTAGCTGCTGCACGAATAGGACGAGCAGAAGTAGGACGAATAACCTTCTTATTGATATTCATATCAAAAATCTCCTTTTAAAATTTTTATAATGTGATAAGAGAATTATTTGATTGCGGAAGATCGATTGGTTTCGGATTCTTTCCACGAGATTCCCTTATTGTGTTACCACCTATAATTTTTTTCAACTCAGAAACAGTTGTTGAAGCGGTAACGGAACCAGATACCTCGGAGAGATTTACCCCAATTGCATTTGCGTATAAAACAGCATATGCGTTCTGGTAGTCTTCAATTAAAGCATAGGCAGCGGTGATTTCTTCATTTAACTCATTTACCTGTTCATCAAAGTTTGATACAGATGATTCTACTTCCGACGACTTTCTGACGGTTTCATCAAGTGTGGCTTGCAGATCACTGAGTTCGGATTCCTTATTCCTTAAATCTTCCGTTGTGGATGCAATAATCTTTTCCTTCGATTTAATATCAGAACTTTGAGAACTGATAATAGATTCCTTGGAATCTAATTCTGCGGATAAAGATTCAATTTCTTCCTTAGAAGATGCCACAATATCAGACAATTCAGAAATTTTAGAATCCTTTGTAGAAATAATCTGTCTGCTTGCTTCAATTTTCCTCTTATATTTAAGGTTTTCTGATTTAACAACTTTTATTTGATTTTTCAACGAACTATTTTCATCAGAAATATCCTCCATTTGAGAACTCATAATTCGTTGAATCGTATGCATCTTACGAACTGATTTAGAAGATTTACTTGCAAGAACTTTTCTAAGTCGTGCATTTTCTTCTTTCAAAATCTTTAATTCTTCAGATGCAGATAAATACAAATCAGTAAGACCATTTACACGGTCTCCAGTAAGATCAACAGAAGATTCGACACCTTCAAGATCTTTCTTCCTCTGATCAAGTTTCTTGTACTGATCAGACTGCTTTGCAAAGCAAGACTGAATGATTTCAACAGACTGAATTGTATTCAAAGAATCAAGTCCATTATCAACCGCAGCACAAATTGCTTTATACTTTTTCTGTTTTTCTACATCAGAACTTGCAGCAATTTCCGCAAATGTAGGAATTGATTCTGGGAATGCAGGAAATGTTACAATATCAAATCCACGGAATACAAATGTTTCCGGGTCAACAGAATTGTTTACAATATCACCAGCACCCCTTACAGAAATTCCGAAAGTTACACCGGCATCAATGAACTTTTTAACAATCTGACCTACCGGAGTATCAACCAGGTTGAATTTACCATAGACTTTACCACTATCATCAATCCAACCATCTGTCATCACAATACATGCATGTTCGAAATCTTGACACCCTGGATCTTCTGGATGTCCGAGGAAGCCAATGTAGTGTCCTAATTCTATTCCTTTCTTATAATCATCAGAAGCAAATACAGTTTCCCATACTTCTCTTGTAATATCCAAACCATTCAGATTTGTGATATTGGAATCAGCACATTCACCTTCAAATGTACCAAGAATTGCATGATTCTTAGTAGACACATCACTTTTGATATTATCTTTTTTCATTTTCTATTCCTTTCCTTAAATTATTATACAAATTGCACAATTCAGTTTATGTTTACCATAGGGCAAAAACAACACTTGATATACAAATTGTACAATTATTTTTTAATAGAATCACCTACTACCTTACCTACAAGTCTTGCAATTCCACCGACTAAAAGTGTTTTTGCAATTTCTTTTAAAATACCAGATTCAATGTATTCATCAGATGTTTCATTATCAGTAGCGATTTCGTCATAGGCTTGATCATTCATTTCTGAAATTTCATCAGAAACATCTTCTGGAACTTCTACATCCTGGAAACTATCGGTAGGCAATAGATAAATTGACTCACCTACTTGAACTTGAAGTCCATCAGGTGTCTCACTAACACCTATATCATAGTCACTTAATTCATCAATTTTTGTAAGAAGATCAAGAACCGCTGCAGATGTAAATACCAATTCTTCCATAAGTAAAAATCCTTTCAAGTTACATTCCAAACAATAGGCATTCTACCTGACAATCCACCAAAATCATCAAGACCGCCAAGTTGTATTTTCCATACAATTTGAACTACTTGGTTAATTCCCACTCGTATAATATTTTCCTTTAGAATCTGTCGGTTCGCAGGAACTTTCATATCCCAGTTATCCGAATCCGGTGGAATAATTCTGTACCCAGCGAGAAGACCATTATCACCATTAGTCTGTGTACTTTCCCAAGTTTTTCTTGACCACAATCCAGCTTCTGTAATATAGATATAATCTTTACCATCTTCACGGAATTGTCTTAATCCACCGGTACTTATCATAGCACTGAATACAACATCAATTGTATGTTTTAATTCTGATTGTGTTTCTGGTACAATATCACGAAATGTTATCAAAGATCTTGGAAATGATGCAGAAATCAATTCGCAATCAATTGTCTTTGTTGAATCCGGTCTATCTGGAAACATTGGCCCAATTCCGGCATATCTACGACTGTTATTGTCATTTAAGTCATAACCATCTGCACCAAAACTCGGACAATGTTCCATATATGATATAAAGTTAAGTTCTTCATTACCGAGATCAGAATCGCCAATTCCAGTTGGCAATCCATTTTCATCACTATCCTGACTATGTAATCCCATTGTTCCAAGTGATATATATCTAGGAATACATTCATTTAACATATGTACCCCCTGATTTAAAATCCCGTCACCGACCAAATAATGTGCAATTCCGGTTATCATAGAATTTGTTGCGGAATTATGTCCAACATGCTGTTGAACACATTTTCCGGTTCTTTGGTCAATTACTCGAATCGAAACATTGTGTTCCATACCGAGTTGTTTTGCTATATTATTGATTTCTGGTCCATAGATCATAGTTTAAACCGTCTGTGAAAAGTTAGAGAAATTTGGAACTTACTAACTTTATCACTTCTCCATTCTTCGAGTCTCTTTTTACTTACCGAGATAAGCTAATCAGATTGGTATGACTCTCCAAGAGCGTTAATTCGGTGTAACGGACACCTACTGATTGCTTATCTACACTATTTTTCTTTATACTTTATTTTTGGATACCTTTCCAAGTTCTTTGCTGCATTTTCATCTCTATCCATTATCAAACCACAAATATCACATTTATATATTCTGTCTGATAACTTTAAGTTATGTTTAATATTACCGCAACAAGAACAAGTTTTACTGGAAGGATACCATCTGTCTGCTATTATCAGTTCCGTACCATTTCGCTTACACTTATATGTTAATACCCTACGGAACTCTGACAGATTTTCTTCCTGTATAGCCTTTGCAAGTTTAGGATTTTGCATCATACCTTTTACATTCAAGTCTTCAAGTACAATAGTCTGCGGTTTGGTTTTCATCGCTGACTTTATTACTTCATACATATAGGTCTTTCGTATGTTTGCAATCCGTCTGTGAATAAGTCTTATCTGTTGCTCTAGTTTCTTAATGTTGTTGGTTTTATGATATATCTTCTTACCGTTGCTATCATAAGATATATTAGCATCATACTTACGAGATAACTGTCTTTGCAAACGCTTTAATCGCTTCACAATGTGTTTAACTTCTTTATCTTTATTGATGTTTCTATAGTGTTCACCGTTTGAAAATATTGCTAAATCCTTTATTCCGAGATCAATGCCAAGGGTATCATTTTCAAAGTCAACAATATCGTCTTCTGCAATCTCATAAGAATACGACAAATACCAATACTTACCATCAAAAGTAATGCGAGGATTTTGTATACTCTCCGGTAAATCTACATCTTTTAACTGACTACATTTAACAGGCTTTTTAATACCAGTTATCTTTATATGACTATCGTCAGTCTTATGTATTTTGTCAGTCCTTTGATAGAAAGACTCCAAGCATTTTCCACGTTTCTTAAACTTTGGTTTATACTTGTCTGGATTTTTTGCACCATAATCAGATTTACGCATTTTGTAAAACACCTTATAGGCTTTGAGTAAATCTTTCATAGCCTGTTTTGTTATGGCTTCGGGAACTTCGTTAAGCCACGCATAGTCAGGATTATTGTGTTTCATATCCTGTAGGTGACACATTAAATCTGATAACTTCGCATACTCTCCCTTATTCCTAAAAAGAACATCATAGAAATCTTTGCTATGATTCCAAGCAAAACGATTTGTACCTGCAAATCTAAAAAAATCATATTCCTGCTCTTTATTCGGTTGTAACATTACCTTTTTACCAATAAGCATTATTCCTTCTCCTTGAACTTATCTTCATAATCAAGAATTAAAGCAATCATCTTTATCACATATACAGGAGGTTTACGTATTCCCATTTCCCAAGTTTCAACTGTATGTGTAGGTATAAAAAATTTCTGTGCAAACTTCGCCTGTGACAAACTTGTACGTTGTCTTAATTTTTTAATCTCTTTTTGAAAATCCATAATCAAATATCCTTTCTATATCTGATTATACCTAACATTGTTATGTATGTCAAGAAGACACTTTATAGATTTTCAAGGTGCTAAAACTTATACATTATTAAAAAATAGTTTCCAACAATTTCTAACTTTTTGGTAACTGCTAAATTACCACTTATGGAATTTCACAAGTTTCTGAGTCTTCATCATGTTCTTTTCCTATCCTTGTTCTATAGGAATGCAATGTTTTCACTCCTAAAGAATAATCACTTTCAGCTTCATTGTCAATTCTCCTGTGAAGATTTGGGTCAGTGATTCCAAGTTCATCTTTTTCTATATCTTCAGCGGTTGCTTCAGTTGCAGTTCTCTGAGATACTGGTAAAAGCACATGATGTACACCGTCAGATGTGACATATTCAATTGCATTTAAATCATTAAGATTATAATCTGACATAATACCACCTCATTCATACTAACATACAAGGTTTTCTAACAAATAAAGAAATCCACTGCTATATGAACTTAATCACATAGCAGTGGATTTCCAAACTCTAAGGAAGGAATGCAGAGCGTGCATTTCACACTCTTCAAAAGTATGTTAGTTTTAGAGAAGTGCAGCAGATCTCAGATAAATGAAATTGTTCCAGTTCCATTAAAACAAATTTCATCAATATCATTATTTCCACTAAGCATTAAGAAGAACTCATTTTTAGCATTGACTTCTTTAACCTTGCCATCCTTATATTTAATTGTAATATAGGTATCTCTCGGTTCAATATAATCTGAAAAACAGAATTTGTCAACAGTAGTTTCAGTAGTTTTCGGTACACTTTGATTAGTATCCTCGGCTGATTCTGAACTATGTTCAGTATCAATATGATGATCAATACCTCTTGTATAACAAGCCATTTTATATGCTTTCAATGTAACTCCATTATCAGAACAGAATTTTTCAACACCACCCGGATATGATTTAGCTTCTGAAATTTTTTCCAGTGACCAGAAATGAGCTTTATATTTACGAATCTTCACAGAACTTGTAGAATTCCCCGTTCGTGTTACAGCGGATGATATACCAAATCGTTCACATGCCTTACGAAAAGCACCGATGGATACACCATAGTCTTCACAGAATTTATGGATTCCACCTTCATAATTCTTTGCAGTATTAACAAGATCAAGTGTCCAAAATCCCTTCGGTTTTTTAGTTTTAATTGATTCATCCATGGATTTAACCTCCGAAGATACAATATTAGTGGGTTCAGTATTAGTAGGTTCATCAATTACATCAAAAATAGAATCAATATCTGATGTTGTAAGTTCCATAGGTTCTGATACAGTGTCATTTACAACTTCAACATTGCTTGCTAAATCCTTTTTCTTTACCTTCTGACTAGGAAATCCATATTTCTTGTAATTATAAAACATGGCTTGTGACAATCCATTATCATTACAAAATTTAGAAACAGATGGTGCCTTTAAAGCCTGTTGAAACAGATCAAATGTCCACTGAGAATTACCACGGCGATCAGTTACTAAAGACTGTGCGGAAATATCATGCCGATAGCAATAATTCTGATAAGACACGAATGTAACACCATGTTTATCACAATATCTCCGAACACCATTCGGATAATGCTTTGCTTCACTAACTCTCTTCTTATTCCAAAATCCAGATCTTGCCATAAACTTTCCTCCTACGATAGTCTGATAAATTAAATATCAGTCCCAATACCAATCTTTCTGTTTTCTGAGATACTTCCTTAAATTAAGACTTGTTCTTCTTTTACCAAGTGATTTGAAAAATCGGATAATACTTAAAATTATCATTGTTATCCTTCCTCTAGAAACTCTTTAAATCTTTCGATTGAACATATATAAACATCATTTCGCTTATCGAACCCAACTATCTTATACACAGATGTTTTGTTCAAGTCATCTAGTATCAAGTTCAGGTTTCGTTTGATATAATCAACTCTGATAATAGAATCCATATCCATAGAATCAAATTCATACTTAAACATACAGTAGGTATTTTCAAGTTTTTGTGTTCCATTGTCTACAATCAGAACCGGATTTCTATGATGGAACAAGGATTCCAATACAATTTTATCCCAGTGATCCTGATAGAATGTTATCTTCATTTTTTGTTTCATATGTGTTTTACACTCACCAAGCCACTGTAATTCAATTACATCACCATAATGGAAATCCCTTGCACCGCTGCCGACTACAGTTTTCCAACCTAAATAGTCGGCAACCATTGATTCCTGTTTACTACTAAATTCCTTTGTACTCATAATCCACCTTCGCAGAAACTGTAGTTTGCACAACCCTGAAATTCCTTTCTAGACATTGTACTAAGTGCAACCATTGCTGAGTGATGACTTGGCAATCTACAAAGTTCAACCGGTCCATTCACCTTCGGATCATCAGTATGTGCAAAGATTTTTGCAGAACCATCTGCACTATCCATAACTTCATAGCACACAATATGGTTTGATGTAAGAAATGTTACACCATCCTGACACTGAATCAACATATTACCACCTCCATTCATTTAATTTCTTTTCATCAGAAAGTTTTCGGTAATCCATACCCTCTTTGATTGTGTTGTCAGAAAAATCCAGCACAATGCCATTCATCAGATCAACTTTGATTTTATGTTTCTTAGCGTATCTAATCTTGTAAATGATTCTTTCGTCTTTAGACATGAAAAACCATTTCATCCGTGTCATTTTCTTCTTTTTCTTCATAATTACAGATCCTCAAAGTCTTCCCAAGCAGATGATTTTGTTCCTAGTGGTTCTCCATCTTTCACTTTCATAACATTATCAAGGCTGCAAGCAATTCCATAAGCACCGGTGTCTGCATGTGCAAATGCATAGAAATGGATTGCAACCCTAGCATAGACACCAGAATAAATTTCTGAAGTATCCATAATCGGATCTTTGTATGTATCTATTACACCAGGTTTATTCTTGGAAGTAGCATTTAAAAATACATGTCCTATATAAGCCGGGTCCCAATCACGTTCAATGTCACCATCTCTTAGCGGAGTTTTGATTGTATCAAATTCCGGTACAAATCCAAATGCCTGCTCAAACTTTCCACGACCCTCTTCATATGCACGATGGATAGAATCTTTGATCTTATCCACATCAGGACTGTCCTTTGGAATAAGAAGGGTTGCAGAATATCTAGGTGGACCTCCATTCACTGATTTTGGAAACCAAATATTTGCATAACTTAATCTTGTTTCCTTAGATGTAATCATCTTAATGTTTTTCATATACCCATCTCCTCACGACTGATTTGCAATGTACCATACTGCATAACTCACCGTATTCATAGTATCATAGGTGTTTACAGTAGTAGCATCTTTTACATATCCACGTTTATCAAGTGTAAGTTCAGATAACATGTAATCGCCATTAGTGAATCTGATCACATTGTAGTAATCATCACCACACTTGAAACTTACACCGGATTTTGTTTCCAATTCATTCTCAAAGAACTTATTAACTTCATTCAGGCTCTTTCTTGTAAGATCGACATAATTTTTCATAAACTTTTCTCCTTTGAATTTTATTAGTTGTACTGTATATAACGATTGAATTTTGGTAAATCTCAAAAATCTTCATCATATTCATCTAAACCGAGTCGTTCATTCACGGCATCGATGTATCCATCACAAACAGCAATCAGATTATAGTAATCACCACTCTTTGCCTCTGTATGCATCCGATCAATCTCTTCTTTGCTAAACTTAGCAGCTCTCATTGCTCTTGCAGTATATGCCATAATAGAAAATGCATTTCCATTAACACCGACTAATGTATATGCTCTCATAATTTAACCCACCTTTCACACAGCCTTTTCTTCAATTCTAGTACCATCAACTACAGAATTACCATCTTCCCTACCGGTATTATAAGCATCGTCACATGCTCTGTTAGTTTTGATAGTAGTCTTGATCGACTTCTTGGTATAACCTGCGGTAATTTCATTGAACTTATCAGTGACTTCCTGTGGAGTTACGATCATAAGTTCAAAGCTCTGACGTTCCAACTTATCCTTTACACCATGAACAAATCCATAAAGGTATGCACTACGAACACCATCAGTATTTCTTCCAGCCTTATACATCTTGCTATAGTAATTAACGGAAAGTCTGTTTCCAGTCTGGAACAAGAATGTAAATGTTCTTGCAGCGATTTCCGAATCTGTTTTATAGCCTACAAAGTAGACATCACCCTGGTTGGAAAAACAAAGTTCGCACCGGAAGTTATTTGCAATCACTCTTGCAAGTTCATATCTCCACTTGATAGTACCAGAAGATCCCTTAATGTCATTGACATTAACACCGATTGTTACAATGTCTTCCTTTACAGAATCTGCATCTTCCAACTGAACCATAGACACATTATACTTAGCCATAAGTTCCTGAGCCTTGAGTGCAGCCGCCATAGCTTCATTTTCATTTGGATTGTTCTTGGAAAGATCAAAAAGGTTGTTGATTTTCTCGATAATTTTGTTTAAATCAGTATTCATAAGATTGTCTCCTTAGATTTTGATTTAGCCTTAATTGACTATACCTTGATTATATACGGATTTCTTCAATTTGTCAATATATTTTTTCAAATTAACTAAATATATTCAAGATTCATTTGTGGAATCAGATTCACATGACTTTTCCATCTGTTCCGACATATACCTACTGATTCCAAGAAGTGTAGTTTCTTTTGAATCCAGTTCATATAATTTTGAAAGACCAACAGAGTATCGATCAATCCGCTGACAATCCCGGATCTCTGAATGCAAATGCTCCAATAAATCAAACCAAAGTTTTCTATAATCCATAATTAGTTACACCTCATTCTTAAATTTCTTCAACTGAAATAATTTTCCATTCAACAGGAAATTCGATCAATGAACAAAAAATTCATCTTAAAATCATCCATAGAAGGAAATTCACATTCTGTCCTTTGTCACTCTTGTTTGTGCAAATATTCAAATACAACATGGACCATAAACCACCTCACCAAACAATATAATCAGAATGATCAATTTCATCATAATATTTCTGCATCTCTTCAACGAAAATATCATCAAGATATTTACCGACACCGGATTCTACTACCAGATCAGCAACAGATTCTTTTACAGTCTTTACTTCACCTGTAGCATTAAGAACCACATGAACATCAGGTTCAAGTTCAAACTTTTCCCAGGAATTCATAATATTCCCAAGACCTCTTGCAAGGGATCTTAGATAACCCCTGGAACCACTGGAACACTTACTATAATCTGCGATTTCGTGTAACAAACTTGTTACCTTAACCGGTGTAGAGTAAGGAATAACGGTTCTGTCATACCAGTTGTAAGCCTTTACCATTCTCCAACCCTCCTTCACAAATTCCCATGCACTTGCAGTATCTTTTACTTCATTCAACATAATCATTTCCCTCCAATTCACTAACTCGAAACATAAGACCTAAATGTACAGAACTATCATACTTAGAATTACTGGAAACTTTGCAAGTTCCGAGTAAGGTACATCCAGATTCTACAAGATCATGAATATTTTCCATGAGTCCAGTTGACTGGTTTGTAAAAATAAATATTTCGATCTCCGCCTTTCTAACAGTATCCAAGAAATCCTTTATATCTGAAGCATCCCAGAAAAATTCATCTACAACAAAATCATTGTAGTAACCACTTTTGTAAGTATCATATGCACGATATGCAATACACTGCCCACGGCTATATAAATTTTCATTCTTTTCCTTAAAATCAGAAACTAACTTACATGCTGCGGAATATTCATCACTATCAAGACCATAGGTATCAATTGCGATCTGTCTGGCAGTTTTAAGTGCATTCAACTTCTCAATGTATTCATCAGATCTTGCTTTCATTGTTTCAAAAATTTCAGTATTCATAATCAGTTCTCCTTTACAAGTAGATCATACAGTTTTGCTTTTAATCTGATGACTTCCTGTTCATATAACTTTTCCAGTCTTTCGGCCTCTTCTCTACGCTCATTTGCTTCCTCAACCGAATTCCATACTTGAGTATATTCAGCACTGAGTTCATTGTATGCTTCCTCATTAGTCGCTTCGATAGTGTCAATCTGCCTTGTAAGTTCCCTAATGGTATCTTCTAAATTGGAAACTCTCCGATTCAACTTTGTGTTCTGTTCAACCAGTTCACGATTTCTATTTGCTTCGGATTCATAACGATCTTTCATGCTAAATGCAAAATCATTTTCAATATTACGCTCAGCGTCCTCTACACAACCCTTAAAAGCAGTCACAACATAACTACCGTTACCGAGTTCTTCTAGGATCTTCTTGATCTGTTCTAATGCTTTTCTTTCTTGTTCCTTTGTGCTCACCATAACCACCTCTCCTTCACTCCTTAGATTTTCTTCACTGACTTGAGGTTATTGACTCTTCCTAAGATTCCGACCTTAGATTCCTAAAACCTGAACCTTGTACTTGTTCAACTGCTTATTAGCCTCTCTCTATATTCCTTATTATATACGGACTTTTACTATTTGTCAACACATTTTTACAAATTTAATTAAAAAAGTTGCAAACAAAAAGAACCTGAGGAACTTCCCCAAGGTTCTCTTTGTGTATGGGTTTTCAACAATGTGTTGTGGTAATCAATTATTCTTCAGTTTCTTCCGCATAAGCATTCATAATATCTGCAACATTATCATAACCGGCAGCAACTGCAATTTCATCTCCGTCTACCTTTTCACGAAGCCAATCAGATGCCTGATTTCCTGTGTATGCCAAACTACGGTTTTCACAAAGTTCCTTCAGACCATCTGCAACATCATCAAATAAATCAAAGTACTCAATTGCATCTGCAAGGCTGGAATCTACTTCACGTACAAAATCTTCGATTTCGGAAACTTCAAATGCATTATCAAATCCAAGAACTTCCCTAAAATCATCTGCATCACCATAACGGAATTCACCATAAACTGTATCTTCATCCACAGTTTCGGAATCACCCCACCAATAGTCTAGAATTTCATCAATTTCATCGGCATCAATATAGTGAGCGACATTGTTCTCATCTTCACCCCACTGTTCCTTGATCCAACTTCCATCAACATCAATAGTCATTTTCATGATAATATACCATCCTTTCAAATATTCACATAATCAGAATCACCATCTGCGATATATTTCACTTCACCCGTCTCAGAATTTTCAACCCAACATTCTGAAAGGTCCACATCATAGGAAGCGGTACTAATCTGATCCTTTATAGCATTTACAGCTTCTGCAAGATCATCATATGCACCATAATAATTTCCATCGAAGTATGCATCATAGGACACAGATCCATCGGAATCCTTTGAAGCTGCAATCATTTCATTAAATTCATCATAAAACCACTTGGCATCTGCTGAAGTCACATCAGAAACTTCGGTATCCCAAACATCACCAGTTTCAGGATCGTAAGGCATTACAAAATCAATGTCATATTCACTCATTACATCGGAAACAAGCCTTGCGATTTTTGCACAAAGATGATATTCACCATCATCAAAGTCATCCATATATCCGGCTACCAGGTAATAATTACTTTTATCGTCCTGACCAATAACCATTCTATAGGTTTCATAAATTTCAAGTGACTGAGCTTCATCCAGGAAATCTTTAATTTTTTGTACATCAGATCTAAAAACAATAACTCCATCAGAATCAATAGTTTTCATAATTTCACCTACCTAATTTTTTTTGGATTTCTCCAACTACTGATATTAAAGGTTTTTTATAATTCATTTACGCCACTCTGCTTTATCATCAATTTGATCAATTCTATGATCTTTGTTCCGATCAGCAATCATCTGATAAACAATATCATGCAAGGTCTTGTTCATTTCTTTATACTGACGGATAATTGAACACTGACAAATTACCAAAAGAATCAGTGCAAATGGAATAGGGTTTTCCCAAATTGCAAGTCCTATAGCCTCAATAAGTTCAATAAAATTTTCCATATTAGTTCACCTTTCATATAAAATTAAATTACATAAAAACTGTAAATTGTTTCGTATTCATCTTCCGAGATTTCACCGGATTCTACTGCATTTGACAATGTGCAAGCGATTGCATCTTCATAGAAAGTTCTTCCATAAGGATTTTTCTCACCGATGCACGGAATATCACCCTTCAACATTCCATATCTGATTTCATCAAGTGTATTTTTAAGATATGGAATTTTACTAAACAGCTTCACAACATCAACAGTATTTTTCATAACGATCTACCCTTTCATTTGTATCAAGCAGTTTTGTGATAACTGCCACCTTTCTTCTTAAAATAGCAATAGCCAAGTTCTGAACAATATGGAGCTACAAAATTATGAACATAACAAAGAACTCCATTATCATCTGCAATATCAAAATTTTCATCACGATCTTTTAAGATGATATTGACACACGGTTCCCCATAAATGGTTGTACAAGAAATTCCGCAGATATGTGTCTTATTATGATCAAGATACTGAGTAGCAGAAGCTACAATTTCCTTTCCACTTAAATCAGTGAAACCAAGCACTGATCCAATGTAGTCAAGTACATCCGGAACATCACTTTCATTCAACATCACAACCATACCCATAAGGGCAATTTCAGCCTTTGCACAAAGTTCACCTTTCATAGCATACCTCCATATAAAATCAGAAACAACATTCATAGACCCCGATAACTTCAAGTCCATTTTCTTTAAGTTCTTTTATCTTATTATCTACCTTTTCCTTACTTGTACTTTCAAAAGAGTTCTTGACCTTCTGATCAACTGTCCTTCCGTTACGATAACGGATTGTTCTTACTTCACCAGTGTACCATTCTACCATCCACCCGGAAGTTGTCGGTAATGTAATTCCCATATATAATCCTCCTATAGTAAATCAGAATTTGTAAGAAATGTATCACTTTTTCTGTTCCTTACATTCTGTATTATATACGGATTCATTTTATTTGTCAATACCTTTTATCAAATTTGTTTAATAACTTTTCAAAAAAATCTTGTAGGCAGCGGATAACCACCTACAAGATCACTACATCACTCAAACTTAAAACCTTCCAAAACAAACTTATCTTCTACATCATCATACACAATTTCACCTTTGGCTTTTAGATCATCCCATGGAATAAATCCGGTCACAGGTGGATCGAAAAATTCTAATTCATCCTGCTCACCATATCGTGTGTTTTCTCCGTTGTAAAACAGATCATAGAACCAGGGACATGATGCGACCTCTCGACCCCAGTGATCACTTCTTCGATAAACACCTTCTGGTTCGTACCAATACTCACTGAAACTTTGATAATTGCCGGAATAACTTTGATAATCGCTTTCACAATCTGGTGGTTCGGCAGGCTCCCAGTATCCTATGGAATTATGATAGAAATTGTTTTGATTAGGAACTTCCTCAGTGAATATCTTCGCACGTTCATAATCAAGTTCTTCTATCCCAAATTCTTCCCAAAGTTCCTCTAACTGATCTTGGTCATAACATATTGATCCACCATCAATATATTCCGTTGTTTTTGAGCATAAGATAAGTCGTTTCATTGGTCGATGTCCTTATAAATATTTATCGAACATCATCTACAATAAGTTTTGGATTAACCAAGCAACTAATAACTTCATATGTGTCAGTTCCACGAAGGTCAGGACACTCAGTTTCAATCCATTTCTGTGCCTGTTCATAATAACTAAGATTGGAATTGGTATCTTCTGTAAATCCATACTCTTCCAGAGTTTCATCAACGTAATCCATTAACATAGAATCAAAACAATCAGCAAGTTCACTGACTCTATCAATCAGTCTGTCATGAAAGCATGCTTGATTATCTGAAACTACATAATTATATGGAATTCCATCGTCATCAATGCCAGGGGCATATTCAATATAAAATTCAAAAAAATCTGCAAATTCAGAAGCGTTCATTTACTAATTCTCCTTTACACAATCTTAACATAACTCCGGTTCACCCAACCAAAGTATTTACCCTCAATCCGGATATAGAACCATTTCTGAGTATCATCACGACCTACTACATCGATCTGATTACCATTTCCAAGGTGAGCATATTCCTTCAGCAGATCATAATTAGCACCCGGTCCAATTCTCACATTCAGTGTATCATTCTTCGGAACATTTTCTACTACTCCATAAAGCATATTAGATGATGGATTCACGATTGTTTGTCCTCCTAAATATTCATAAATTACTTTTGCGTCTGTCTGTGCCAATTTTCTAAGGAAAGAATCTTGTTTCAAAAGTGCAACATCTGCAGGACATGTATGAAATCCATGCTCAACGATAAGACCTGGTGTTCCTACACTAGCTGCACCTCGTAAAACTCCATACCAATCCTGTCCATTAGCGTTTTTAACAGAATAACACTCCCACTTGTTTGCATTAAACAGTGGCATTAGTGCCTTTCCGATCCGATTTCCAATTTCTGTACTTGCACCAGAAACTTGCACATAGCATACAGGCCAGTTAGCGACATCTGATCCCTGTGAGTTTCCAGTCGCATTTGTATGGATTGAAACAAACAGATCATATCCTTCGGAATCCGTACCACGAGTAACCAGTGATGGGTTTTCATCAATACTATTTCTTGATAAATCTGCTTGTACTCCAAGTTTCCGTAGTTCCTCGGCAACATAGTTTCCAAGTACCCATACGGTTGCAGATTCATAATAGGTTATGTCTACGGGACTTTGATTTACATATTTCCCGTAGTGTCCTGGGTCTACTCTTACTTTCATGTTATTCACATCCTTCCCAAGTTTTAATTAACAATTTTCAAAGATTATGATTCTGTCGGTATGCTTCATAAAGAGCATCTTTTGCTGTGAACATATTAGTACCTCCTGCCTTATTCTTCTTGACTCTGTTCTTCAACAGTATCAACTTCTCCATCTTTATCAGACAGGGCTTCAATACTAGATGCAACGTCAGTCACAACTGTTTTGTGTTTCTTACTATACTGTACCTTTGCAATCGTAACAATCGCACCGATTAAAACATCAATAGCAGCTAATGTTGCTATGATTTGGTCTCCATACGGAATGTTCCAAATGTTCACAAGTGCAGTTAAGAATGTAATCACTGGAACAGCGATTAAGCCGATCCATTTCAAAACATCATATACTGAGTTTGACATACTAAACACCTACCTTTCTTGTATTTGGTTCTATCCTAATAAAAGGTTAAGTCCTCAATGTCATCTTCTTCTCTTTGCTTCATATTTTTCGCAACTGCTGAATAAGATACAAGCAAAATATGAACAATGAGGAATACGAGTACCACGTTATTACATGGAATAAATAGGTTTGTCACGGCTACAATTAAAATACACACAGGAAGAAACAACACTGTGACTTCATCTATGTCTTTCATTCTGTTCACTTCTTTCATGAGATATTTTCATACATATCAGTGTGATCCCGATTATTATATTTATAAGTGCGAATATGATTGTAAGTTGCTTACAAAATTCAACATGGAACACGGTAGCACTTGCAAATATACACACAAAAACCGGAATGTCTGTCAGTGCCAACTGCGTACAAATCTCATAAATATCCCTCTTATCAAACATCTGAAACTTCATAAAACACCTCACATAATAAGTTACTGACTAACCCACTGGCAAGCCCGTGGGGTTCCTGCTTTCAAGTGTTGCTCAATACCGTGCATCATAATCTTTTCGGATTAGACTTTGGGTATTAAGTATAATTCTATCTATATGTAGAAACCTTTAACTACCAAGACATCCGTTGACATCATTAGCGGTAGTCTTAAAGGAAGTGTATCAAACTCCCTTGATTTTTAATTGTTATGCTGCTGTTTTAATGCCACTATTTAGAATCTTAATCTTATTTGCTATGATATAGTCTATGTATTTTTGTTCTTGTTTATATAGTTTCTCAAATTCTCTGTTTGCTTTATCTTTGTCAATATTGCCTGTCTTGTAATCGTAACAGTATAATAAGAATGATGAATACCAGTCCCTTTGTACCTCATCATTAGTGCCTTTAAGTTTGAACATACGCTCTGACAATTTCTTTTTGATATAATCATCTATCGTATGGTCATACCGGCTTGCTCTGTAACTATTATCTACTTCCCTGTATATGCCGCCTGTATTAGTAAACTTTTGCTTTAATGTTGCTTGATACCAGCCAGGACAACGCTTTTGTATTGATTTGCCAAACCTCTTTTTCCTGTTAAACTTGCCTTTTTTGTTTTTTGTAGTGTTTTTAGCTCGTTTCATCAGTTTACTTGCATTTTTAGGCTCTGTAATAAGTTCGTCACCTAATGTTCTCATTTTATTAGCAAGTTCATTGTTGGAATACTTACGATTTAGTGCGGTTTTCCTACAACTTTCTCTGTATTTAGCCTTTAGTTTCTTATAATGCTTTGAACATTTCCAAGTCTTTTTGCCTTTCTTGATAGTGCCGTCCTCGTTGTAGTTATCAGGATTAGTAGCCCTCCTTGACCTGTCCATCTTGCGTTTAATTATTCTTTCATTTCGTTCCTGTTTTAAGGAAAACTGTCCTCTCTCTGCAAGGTTTACTAGACCAACCTCATTTTGGGATGTGTAGGCTACTGTCTGTGTTCCTATGTCGTTACCAATTATACCTTTGCCAAATGTATGCCGTGGATTACCGTCTTTTCTGTATTTCCTTTTGGCTTTACCTTCGATTGTTATATGTACAAATATTCTCCATCTGCCTCTTATATACTGTGGCACAAGGGTGACATAACAAGGTCTGAAAGTATCAATACAATAGGCTTCTTCTTTTAAGGTTTCTATTGCTTGTTTGTCTATGACCTCTGGTTGTGACATATAGTTTATGATTGCATTTATTTCATCTTGCTGAAATCTGTCTTTTATTTTTAATCCTATTTTTTGTTTTTTAAACTCAAAATATAATTTTCTGTCTTTGATGTGTATTGGAATACACCTGCCTATTTCTTTAGCCCTTAAACAAGGCATATCCTCATATTTAGAAAAATGTATATCTTTTCCGTCCGAATATAAGCATTTCTCTACAGCTCTCCATACGTCTTCGGCTTTTGTAGTCTTAAAAACTGCGTGGATGTTATATTTATCAGCAATACGAAGCATAGACTTTCTACAATGCTCCCAAGTTACATTGTAATTTTCTTGCATTTGATTTAACTCATTTGCGAGTTCTTTACGCTTTTTCTTATCTTTAGTCTTACCATAAGCCTTTAGCAGACCACGATATTTCTTTGTGCGCATTAGCTGATGATAGCATTTCCTCATTTCACCTACTAACTCATTACCAGCTTTTCGAACTCTGTCCGCTTCGTTTAAGATGGGTCTTATCTTATTTATGTCCGTAAGGTTAGACTCAACAATAAGAATATGCCGGTCTGAAAGACTATGGAATTTGCGTAAATCTATCTGTTCTTGTGATAATTTACTTTTCTTTTCTCCGCTCATTTTCAATTCCCCGATTTTCTAATTTTGCTTGGCGACTCTTACCCATAGGCAAGCCTATGGGTTTGTCGCCACTTCATTATCACCACTATCTTAATCTTCAGGTTGTTTCTTTATTTCGTTTACCTTCGGCAAAGGATTTGTGTAGGTAATCTCCATCTGTCTATTTTCATCAAGAGTATATACACCAGCTCCGAGAACAGGTTCAACAACTGTTGTATCAGTTGTGTTATCATAACGGAGATTCCAAGTCTTAGGTGCATCCATCTCGTCAATGATTTCAATATCCATTTGTTCATTGATGGTAGGTCCATATCCTAAACCGAAAATTTGTTCAGGTAACAAGGATCTTACAATGTGTTCGTTATTGCAAAGCTGCAAAGAATACAAAGCACGATAACCAGGATTTATCTCTGGATCCGGTGTTCCTTCATATTCAGAATTTCGATACCAAACAGGTCTTCTTGTATCATTCGGATTTACTACTTGATCTTCCTCATTGTACATTTCCTGCATTCTTGCATAATCATTTCTGCTATAATGTCCTACATGAGTCGGTCCGATGGAAACCGTAAGGTCATTTGTATTTGTAAGTCTTGCATCAATGGAAATTTTTGTACGGGAATCACACCGAACACCTGCAAATTGGAATAAATACATTCCAAGTGGCCGTACATATTCAATACAAGAATCAATAGGTATTTTATTGGAGAAATAAACTACATCAATGTACCCTTCCGCAGTATGAGGTGTTACATATGCAGAATTTACTGGAATTGAAGTATCTTCCAACCGATTATACAAAATATCATTTTCTTTTCCATAATCCAAAATGTTAAACTGTGCAAGATTTGTTTCCGCTGCCAATGTAACACCATCTTTACTACCACGATTTCTAATCATAGACATAAAATAAAGAAGGATCAGTCTGTTAAATGCAGTCGGAAGTCTATCATCATATTTAAATCCTATGGTATCTGCAAGCATCCACAGAAGTTCCTCCGGACACCTAAGAGGATCATAGATGTCCGAAAGATTTTCAGTATCATACTGAATTTTTGACAGTGAATTTTCGAACCATTTCAAAAAGAAACGAAAATCATCACTGCTTTTATAAATTTCAGGAACAGAAACTTTTGAAATGTCCACAAACTCACTCCCTTACTTAACAATATACTCTGGATTAACTCTAATGTTTTGTGCGGATTCTCCAGGATCACTGAATCTTGCAAAACTAATATAATTAAACCACTCAGGATCACAATCAAAATATTTAATAACATCAGTATTTAGACTACCTGCATCAAAGTAATCAATTCTACTATCTGCTTTTCGTATAACATTTATGATTTCCATCACAGTAGGCTTTTGACCGATGGCACGATTTGCAGGTGAAAAATATAATGCAAGTGCTTCCTTAACAGATGCAATAATATTGTTTGCGACATCCTGGCTTACAGGTCTTTTCGGATATATTTGTCCAACTACATAAAATGGAAATACTCGAACATATCCAAACTGTAATTCTACTGACATTGCCTGTAATGGTCTGTAGTCACGGATCACGTTATCAATGAACTGTGCGGGTGGTTTATACCGTGTAAATATCTTATAATTATGACTCGTAGCACTAGATGTTTTACCTTGACCCCATGCACTACTCTTAAAGTCATTGTGAATTGCAAAGCACATAGCGGTATAGGTTTTGAAATTTGAAACCATACCCTTTGCCTTATCCGCAGAAAATCCACCGGGAATTTTAATCCTTTCACCGACCTTCAGATCATCTGATGAATCAAGATCATTAAAATGAAGAAGTGTATCTACCGTAATGTCATATGCTGTTGCTATACTTTCAGCGGTTTCACCATAAGCAACTAAATGCATTAAAGCTCTGCTACTCAGACTTTCATTTAAAACGGAAGTCCAGTTAGGATTTGTATCACCAACAGGAAAATCACTATTTGTGATATACATCTTCGATTTTTGTGCATCAGTAAGGTTTTCATCTTCATAGATTGCCATATTGATTTCAAGTGCCTTTTGGCAATCAATTACAACTCCACAATCAACGCCAGGTTCACGATTTAAAAATCGGTTGAAGTCCGGAAGTGTAATCAAGCTATCCCAAGTATTGATATAGTTTCTACTATTGTAATAGGCTTCCTTTGCAGTTTCAGGACTTCTACCAGTTACAGTATAGGTATGTGGAAGTTCAATAGTATTTGAAAGGTTTGAAATCATAAGATTTCCAGATTCTTCATTTACAACATCTCCGGTTTGTTTTGCCTGAAGGTAGTTGCTAAGTACATTTTCACCGACACAACCAATTACACCGGAACAATCAATCCAATAAACAGTAAGATAATTGTTACTGTAATTTTCAAGTTGATCAAGGTAATTACTTACTTGTATTTGTGCGTTTGAGTAAGAATCATAGGTTACCGCAAACCTAGGTTCCGGTACAACAAATTCCGCTGCATTTGCACATTGAACCCATTGTGTAGTTAAAAAATTACTTGCAGAAGCAGATGCCTTTGCCTTAATCCAAATGGCAGTTGTATCAATATGTTGAGAAGGGATACTTATAATGTAGTTATTTTTCTTAACTTGTTCTACAGAAATACTGTAACTTCTAAGTTCACCTTCAATACCGACACGAGTTACACTTTCACCAGGGTTTAATACAACCGGATCCGAAGTATCAAATATATTCAGATTTTCAGTTACAGTAATTCTTCTACTCCTGGAATCAGTGCTACCATAACTATTCGTTCTAGGAAGAATATTATAGGTAATAACTCTTGCACTGTTGGTAATATCAGTATATGCATTTACTGTAGAAAAGTTTGATCCACTGAACCCAAAATCAAGGTTTATCGCAGTTTCTGCAACATTTGTAAAAGTTATTTCAGTTCTAGCTGCCTTGAACCAACCGAGTTCATATCCGATTAAACCAAATAACTTTTCAGCATTTTTCCTCTGTGAAACAGATGGGGCAAACAATTCATTAGCAAGTAAATCTACATTTACCCCAAGCATATCTGCAACAGATGCTAAAAATTTTCCAAGTACAACACCAGGATCAGAATCAGCTTCAGGTTTCCACAATTCAGTCATAGTAGGAACGACCGACCAAAAATCCGCAAGAATTGATTGATAATCTCTAGATGTATATTTAACTACGCCTCTGCTCACATCATCACTCATAATGCTTCCCTCCATTAGAATCCAAAGTGTAGGTTCTATCTGTTCTTGAAATCAATCCATACCATTCATCATTTAATTTTACAATCAATTCATCACCATAAATGGTATGAAGTCCAACTGTCATTTTTAAGTGATTATCATCTACGGTATCTTGATCAGCAATACTACCGGTAAACATCAATCCATCTGTGTATTGTGTTTGTTCCGCATAAACACTTGGTTCAAACATATCCAGTTGATCATTGATCCTTGTTTTTATTTGAGCTTTTGTATTCTCATTGTTATACTGCCATAAATATCGTTTCAGACCTACACCAAACCTCGGTTCATTGTAAAGTTCTGTAGGATCTGTAAGCATCAATAATCTTACTCGATTTACTACAGATGCATCATCTTCCAGAACCGCAACATGGTTTCTTACAGGATCAAGCATATTTGGAAATGCCCATGAAGATGTATTACTCATTCTGTTTCCCTACCTTTCTGAAAGTTTCAGAGTTTTGTACCATTTTTATATGAACCACCAGTCAT